GGCGAGGAGCCGGGGTGGAAAGCACTGGTTGGAGGTGAGCAGTAATGGCTGTGGCTGATAAGGTCAGCACGGTTCTGACATGGAGCCCGCAGCTCAGATACCAGATGCTCGACCGCATGAGGCAGGATTGCGAGTATTTCCTCGGGTGTGGCAACCGAGTCACGAAGTATCTTTGGGCTGGCAACGTAGCTGACCATATCGAGTACATGAAGGCTCTTTGGTGGAGCTTCCCCGAAAGCGGCAAGCCTGAGTGGCTGACGCTTGAGGAAATCAAGGACTATGAACGGAGGATGGCGGCATGAAGATTTTCGCAGCCTGCCCGGAGTGCGGTTGCACCGACTGGATCAGGTTCAACAGCGGCGGGTTCGTTTGTAACGGATGCGGCCGGCTGATATTCACGGAGGAAATGATTTTGAAAGGAGAGGATGACGATGAAGTTGGTAACGGCAACTGATGTCTGGTACACGCAGCAGCAGAAAACCCTCGACGAGATTGCGGATAAGCTGGGCGTCGTTGCCTATCGTCCGAACTACCACGGGGCTGAGGGAGACAAGAATACGGTTCTGTTCTACTTGAAGGAGGACGAGGCGCACAACCGCAAGGTTGACCGTCAGCCGGTTCGCTACTCCCGCTCCGAGGCCAAAGACAGAGGCTTGGATGTCAACAGCGAGTGCGTGTATCGTGACCACTTCTGGTCATTTGAGAACAGCGATGTAAACGGCCAGCTCGACATGGGGTGGGCAAACAACGGGAAGCTGAACCTGAGAAGTCTTGACTGGAAGGCCAAGCTGGAAGGCAGCATCACGTTCGCGTTTGCCAGAAAGATGCAATTCAGTTACGTTCGCAGTACGGGCGGGTATTGGGCGCTGCGAGAAGCTGACAAGACGTATAACGACTGGAACCGCGAACAGTTGCGGGCGCTGAAGATGATGCACGGGCGGCTGTTCCTTGGCAGCATCAACTTCCACGGCGACCAGCGAAAGAAGGTTATTGCCGGCAAGGAAGGTGTCTACGAGGAATTGCTCGATCAGATGGTCTACAATTTCGGGTGCGACTTCGCCGTACCGACCCCTGACAAGAAGCTGGAAGAGCTGATCCGAGCGTGGAACGGAGACGAGCGACTGCCCAAGCGGCTCGTGGACGTTGAGGCGATGACTGGCCGTGTGGAACAGCTCGGCGGCCTCAACCTGATTTGGTACTGAGGGGAGGAATAGGCGATGGCGAACAAGCCGGTAGTCGGAATCATTGAGTGCCCACACTGCGGGAAACCGAATATGGTCGGGTGGAATGGAAACTGCAAGTTTCCGTGCTTCTACTGCGGCAAGGCGTTCACGGTGAAGCGGACGCGGCTTCACCATACGACGCCGATAACGGTCAGGGAAAATGAGCAGGAGGCGGCAAGAGATGAACGAGTATGAAGCGACGTTCTCTCAGGACGGTCGGTACATCACGGAGCGGCGTTGGCCGTTCCCCGAGCACACATACGAGATCGTGAGCGCCGTGCCGCTTGGCTATACGGTTTGGAACATCGGCCACCCCGTAGCGGGGGAATACCTCCCGCTCTGCCGGTTGTCCCAGCGCCAGCCGTTTATGGGCGGCCAGAGCATCGACGTTGATTCGCTGAAGGCGATACGCTGCGACGGCGCCCAGACCATCCTCGACGCTGTGGGCTACGGCCCCGGCACTTTGGAGGAAATGGAACGCTTCGTTGAAAAGCATAAGATGGCGCGGTCGGGAACTTCGAGGTGCAGAGAGGCCGAGCGAATGAAGGTAGCTCTGCCATTCATGCGTTCGCTTCAATGGAGGTAAGGAAATGCAAATCGAGATCAGAGACATCACGCCCGAAGAGGCGGCTCCGTACGGAGGCTCCACCAGCGCCGTTTTGGCGTGGCGCAAGACGGTCGTATTCACCGACGCTGACGGCAACTCTGGCAAGCTCTACATGAAAGAGGAAGAAATCGACGTACTCGGCCAGCAGTATATCGCCGAGAACTCGATAATGAAGTACAGCGAACTTTGCGGCGAATGGTTCCCGGAAGTGTCGTGGAACGCATACAAGAACGACCCGGCACGGAACCCGCCAAAGACCATCGACGTCGAGTTTGTCTGCGACATGGAGGGCGAATGCACAGAAATCTGGCGCAGGCTCGACACTGGAGGCTACCTTATGCGGCAGCTTTGCAGAGAACCGTTCGCCCGCTGGCTGACCTGCCGGAAGTTGCAAGGAGGATGGCTGGACGGAAACTGCATCCGTCCGAACGTCACGTTCCGACACGGGAAGCAAACCGAGAAGGTGCGGTACGACGACTGGAACGAAACGGCCGCGTACAGCGACACCTTCAATCCGAATTTTAGGGAGGGATAAAGATGCCTGAAGTAAAATTGATGACGCCGCTGTTCGACGGCGGTATGTATAATCGCACCGGCCGTCGGATGCGAGCTGTGTTCATCAAGGAGGTTGCCGACGGAACCATGACCTATCGGCTGTGGCGCAAGGACGGCAAGCCTGAGATCGAGTACCCGCGGTGCGACAATGACCGCTATATCCTGCACGTTGAGGTGAACGGCTACCTGATTCCGTTACGCATGACGGAGTTCCAGATGATCGACAACTGCGGCTACCTGCCTGCGGTGAACGAACTGTACGGCAGCAAGGAGGGGCGGGTCGCCTTCTTCAATGAGCTGAGAGAACGGGATGGATGGAACCAGCCGACCAGCGTGTCCGAGGCAATGAAACGAGAGGAAGAAGCCATTACGCGCCTCGGGAGCCAGCCTGAGAGATGGGTTGCGAGCATCAGCAAGCAGCTTGCAAGCCACGTTGAGTTCTATCTCAAGAGCGAGGAGAACGGTGGCCTGACACATCCCGATTATGTTGGCGCCTGCGTCCTGAACAAGCTGGACGAGTGCGTGAAGCTGTCTGAGACCCATCGGGAGTACATCCAGAAAGAGAAAGAAAAAATGGCCGCAGAAGAGGCGGAGAAGCGGCGCCGAGAGGCTGAGGAGATAAACGCGAAGGCAAAGCAGGAGTTCGAGGCGGCCGTCAAAATCATCCGAGAGGGTGGACGCCTGAGCAACGACCGCATCGACTACCGTGTGGGGGATGTCGGGCACAACGAGCCGATTGTTTTGTCCCTTATGCGTCGGTACAAGGTGGACGTTCCCCTGAGAACACAGGGATGGATCTGCAGCAAGCTGGCGAGCGTCACCATCAAAGACGGCAGGTGCGACGGCCTGCAGTATTACAAGGCCAAGGGCGCTGCCTGCTCGCAGCGGTTTTTCGACTGCATGAACGAGCTGGTTCAGAAGGTAATTCAGGAGGAAGCAGAATGATTACGATGGAGAACACCAGAGAGCTGATTGACTTCGAGCACGACGGGAAAATGTACCGGATGACACCGGAGGAAATCGAAGCGGCATATCGGTATCAGGAGATGCAGTACCGCGAGGCAGATGCGCTGCGTATGTTGACCTCGTATGCGTTCGGCATCGAAGATCTGGACGCCGTTTCCGATGAAGACCGAGCCGAATACGAGAAAGAGTTCGAGGCCGACTACGGCATCACCTTCGAGGAGGCTAAGGAGAGCATCCCTGTGATCGTGAGCTACTTCTTCCAGAAGGCTGATTGCAACGTCGGCGAAAATACGACTTGGTATGAAGCCATCGAGGCGGTGTTCGGAGGGAATTGAAATGGAGACTGCAAGCAAGAGATGGAAGCTGGGTGACGATGTGAGCGCCGACGATAACATCCTCGACGGGTTCACGTTCAGGGATCTGATTCTGGCTGTGCATTGCAACTGCGAGAACATTACGCCCGAGGCCGTCCGCAGAGAAGCGGCCGAGATTTTGGAGGAGCGGATGCAGGACTACCGCTTCCTGCTCCGAAACAACATTGAGGAAATCATGGCTGAGGCCAAGAAGGGACGTGCGCAGTATGAGTAACTGCATGACGGCGGACTCAATGTGGGAGCAGACGACGCTCTTCGCACCTCCACCCATCACGGGAACGCCGGCTATCAGCCTGTTCGACCGCACGACGCACAGCTCGGAAAAGCCGAGCGAGTGGATGAAGCAGCTCGTGCCAGACGGCGAGTATGTTGTCATGGTCGGCACCCATCCGCTGGTGATGCGGAAGACGAAGCTGACAGCGGACGAGGTTCCTGAGGGACACCAGTTCTACCATTACCTGATTGACGGCGCTGTGTACGCCGGCATTTTCGTAGGAAAGGAGAATACGGAATGATTGGAAAAGGAAAGACCCTGCTCGTGCATGACGACTGCGTGGTTTCCCGGGTGGCCCATCGGCTCGAAGAGCTTTGCGGCGAAATCGAACTGTGCCAGAGCATCCTCAAAAATGCCCCCGACCTGCCTGCGAAATACCGCCGCGTCAACAAAGAGCAGGTAGGGCAGCGGCTTGAGTTGGCGCGGTGGAATCTCGATGATCTGCTGGAGGACATCGAGGACGGCATCTTTGCACGAGAGCTGAAGTGCATCTACAACGAATATTGCGGAGGCGGGAACGATGGCAAGGTTTGACGATCTGTGCGCTGACTTCCAGAAGCGCAAGCCTCGTGGCCCCATCACCGCAGAGGTTCCGTGGTTCCATGTTCCTCTGGAACTGCAGAAGGGCAGCGAGAGCGTGAACGACGTCCTCAGGAAGTACCTGAAGGACTTCAATCTGGAATACCTGAATGAGATGGGAACCGTGTGGTTCCTCTACCATGACCTATGGAAGTGCTGCACCCACGAAATCAAGGACGGGAAAATCCACTTCTACATGGCCTGTTTCGATTACTGAGGAGGGCGATATGTACTTAATGGGAAGCGACGAATACGAGTGCGACATCTGCGGGTTCCGCAAAAAGTGGGACGCGCACGATGACCACCGCGGGGATCTGTGGGAGTGCGAACGGTGCGGGAAACATTTCTGCACGAACTGCTTCAAGAAAGCCTGCGGTGAGGAGGATTTCAGAAAGATGCTGTCCGAAACGGACAACGTGCTTTGCCCTGAGTGCTGGAAGAACCGGCCGCATGAGAAAGAGTTCAGCATCAACATCCGCGAGACGCTTGAAAAACAGGTAGCGGTGGAGGCAGAAAACGAGGAAGCAGCCTTGCGCGAGGTTGAACGCCGTTGGAAAAACGGCGAGTATATCCTCGACGCCGATAATTTCCAAGGGGCTGACTTCTGGGCGGCAGACCATCCGCCCGTCAAATACATTGACGCGCAGGAAAAAATCAACTGGTTCGAGCTGTTCCTGAGTCGGATGCGGGACTATTCAGACGGTGAGGTTTGGGGAAACGGCGACGAGCTGATGTGCAAGACGGAAGCCATTGCGGACGCCATGTGCGACCTGCTTTTCCAGCTCTACGCCGCACAGGGCGAAGAAGTTGTTTTTCATACCGGGTATTACGACCCGGTAGAAGATGCACGGTCTGGCGAAGAAGACAGATGCACCGGATGGTGGTATGTGGACTGCGATTGAGAGGAGCGCGAAGAGACGGAATGAATGTGCCGAAGTATATCCGCGAGAAGATGCACCGGATTGCACTCTACGCAGGAATGGCAAGCAATCTTGACCGTGAAGTGGGACTCTGGTTGGAACGGAACGGGATAGATGTGGAGAAATTGAGCGATGGCAGCGGCGGTGGTTACGAAGAACTCAGCTACGGTAATGACGTAACGGATGAGCTGTGCGCCCAGATAGAGCAGATGGAGGCGTAACAATGGAAGTAAAACTGAAGACCTGCCCGTTCTGTGGCGCAGACAATAAGCCTATGGGCGCAATCATGAGAACAGCAAACCGTGGAGAGTGGAAGCACTGGTATAACGGGTGCGTTCTTTCCGGTTTTGTAATTAAGGCGGACAAAATCGAAGCATGGAACAGGAGGGTGTGCGATGACAACTGAGAAAACCGGCGCTACGGCAGAAAGGTTTCTGCCCGAGAGCGAAGTGCGGCGGGTTGTGAACGACGGCAGGAACTTCCCGTTTGCCACGATTTGCACCCAGCGGGCGGTCGGCGAGGCCATCGAACAGATTCCGAGAGTAAATGTGAAGACAATCCGGTACGGCCGGTGGCTGGACGGGCATTGCACAGCCTGCGGATGGGAAATTCCTGACCGCGTCTCGTATGATGGCTACGAAGACGAAGCGTGGGAGCTTACACCGTACTGCCCGATGTGCGGCGCTGAAATGCAGGAGGAGCGGTAATGGCTGATAACTTCGACAAAGCGGTTGAGTTGGCCGCACGTCTGAGAGAAGCCGCAGACTCGGAAGACAGCAAGGGAGCTGAGGGCCTGATCCGAGTGGCAAAAGAGGCTGCAGAAATGCTGGAGAATCAGGCGTACATCATTCTTGGCGTCATGCACAGCGTTGACAAATGGCTGGACGGTAAGGAGCTGGAGCAGGACGAAGTCAACCGAGCAGCGACCATGCGGGAGAAGACGCTCCGTATCATCGAGAGCCGACCGGAGCAGATCCACGCGCACCTTGTCATCGACTGGCTGGGAGACACGCATTGTTCCAACTGCGGAGAAGACGTGAATTGCACAGAGCCGTTCTGCCAGCATTGCGGCGCACGGCTCGACGAACCGGAAGTAAAGGAGTATTAGGATGGAGAAATACGCGAAGAGGCTGCAAGACATCATCAATGAGCAGGATTTTTGCTTTGAGCCTGAGGAGATCAGAACGGTCGAAAAGGCGCTCGGAGTTCTGAAAAAGTACGAGGACGCTGACATCCCGGCCGAAGCCTGCGTGGAATACAGAAAGTTCGAGGACGAGCTGATCCACGACGGTATGAGTCTTCAGCACGTTCTCGACCTGCTCAAAGCGGAGAGGGAGGGGCGTCTGAAGGTCAGACCCGAAAGCCTCGGCCAACGTTGCGGCCAGTGCCACCACTTCCTCAGAGAGCCTATGAAAGCGTCAGGCATCTGCGAGGTTCGCAAGAACAAGCACTACCCGCGAGCTGGGACGCCGCTTTATTGCTGTCAGTCGAAAAAAGCCTGCCTTGACTTCGACGAGCGCGGCGAGCGGCCCATCCGGTATCAGGAGGTGTGACGATGGAACGCCTGACGATACGCAACAGCGACGGCACGGTATCGCAGCCGACCAGCACGACGGTTGAGGCTGTGTTTTACCGGCTGGCCGACTATGAAGACACAGACCGCGAACCTGCCGAGATCCGCAAGCTGGAACGGGAATACCGCACGGCCGTCAATGAACTGTGCTATATGTGCGGTAAGTACAAGCAGGAACACGAAGGAGCCTGTGATGGATGTCGGTGGAAAAATCCGGTGTGATAGGAGGTAGCCTGAATGGCAAGAGGACGGCAGCAAAAGTGGATATGCCTTGACTGCGGAGCTGCCTTTGCCGTGCAGGGCATAGCCCCGAAGATGTGTTGTGCCTGTGGGTCTGCGAGGCTTGGGCGGGCGCCGAGTTTGGAACTGGCCGAGAACTTCGCAGAGAAGCGGCTGGAGCTTGAACAGGTCTGCCACGAGCTGAACGATGTCTATGGCAGATACGCCTCGCTGAAGACTCGATACGACGAGATCATGGCCTACTGGAAGCAACAGAAGCGGCGTGGATATATCACGCCAGAAGAATATCAACAACTGGCCGAGGAGTTCATCGGAGCGCGGCCGGCGAAAAACAAGGAGGACGAAACAAATGGCGAAAATCTCTGAGAATGTACTGGATGTGCTGGGCGAGTGCAGAGCGGACGGAAATCTGCTTTACCTGCCGAACGTCCAGCTTGACCGCAAGACCTACACGGAGGTCAATAAGGTCCTGGAGAACATGGGAGGCAAGTGGAACCGCAAAGTAAAGGCTCACGTCTTCGCTGAGGACGACGATGTGGCGGAGATGCTGGAGAACGTCTTGCTCACGCAGGAAGTGAAAGACCTGAAGCGCGAGTATCAGTTCTTTCCGACACCCCGCACCGTCGCCGAGCGAATGTGCGAGATGGCCGAGATCGACAGCGCATCCGAGGTACTGGAGCCGTCGTGCGGCAACGGCCAACTGGCGGATGTCATTTGGGAGCATTTGCCCGCCGGTATGTGCTGTATCGAGCTGAACACCGACATGAAGCGGTATCTGTCCGAGAAGCCCTATGGCGTGAACTACCGCGATTTTCTGGACGTGACGAAGAAGGAGATTGGCACCATCAACCGCGTCGTGATGAACCCGCCCTTTACGCGCCACCAGGACATCGACCATGTGCGCCACGCCTACGATCTGCTGGATGCCGGCGGCGTTCTGGTTGCCATCATGTGCGAGAGCACGTTCTTCCGCAGCGATAAGAAGTCCGTAGAGTTCAGAGACTTCCTCGACAGCGTGTATGCTCAGACGATCAAGCTGGAGCCGGGGGCGTTCCGCGAAAGCGGCACAGATGTTGTTACCCGCATCGTCAAGATCAGAAAGCCGCTGTAAGACCCGAATAGAGCGATTCCAGCCGAGGGCGGCAATACTTTCATCATTGCGTGATGCTCCAGAGGATGTAGAGCCTTGCTCTACCCTCTGGTTGCCGCTTGGCTAATTCAAAATACCGCAAAGAAAGGAGGCGTGGCCATGAGCAAAGCAGTAGGCTTCCACATCGACGTGAAGCCGGTATCGGTCACATTTACTTGCCCGCACTGTGGCAGAGAAGTCACGGTTCCGTGGCGAGAACTCGATGTCCCTGAGTGCTGGGGTGACGACTGGGGCTACGTCGAATGCCCCGACTGCGAAATGGAGGTGAAGCTGGGTGACTACGAGTACGATTGAAATGCCGAAGCTGCGGCTCGGAGAACGAGTATCATGCAGCGCGTACATCAGGCCGAGCGGCAATCACTTCGAGATCGACAACGGAGACGCTGGAAAGGCGCTGCTGTGGGGGAAGGACGCGACGGAGGGCAAGGAGATTGAAGATTACGAGTCCTGCGAGAAGTTCGTCACGAAAACGGCTTTGTTCAACGGAGTCTTCGTCGGCGTGACATGGCTCTGCACGGAATTGTTCTGCGAATGGAACGAACCTCCGTACGGAAGAAGCGGCTTCCAATGCAGCTCAATCAATCCGAAGCCGTTCGCCATCGTCTACTACGCCGAGAACAAGAAGCGGCTGGTGCCGATGGACAGCATCAAGAAGGTGGAGAAATGAATTACTACGAAATATACGATGCGTACAGCGGCGAGCTGCTGACCAGAGGCAACGCGGCTGAGTGCCGAAAAGCTCTCGGATGCGCCAGCCTTGACAGTTTCTATGCGCTGGCAAATCGGGCACGGCGGGGCATCAACAAAAAATATCGGGTTGTTATCAAAAAAGGCGGGCAGGTAGACTATCCGGTGCTCGGCAAGGATGACCCGCTCTACAAGAAGGAGGGATAGCAAGTGGCGAAATTGAAGCCAATCCTGTTCAACACAGAGATGGTGCAGAAAATTATGGCCGGCGAAAAGACCGAGACACGGCGCGTAGTTCTCCCACAGCCTGAAGGCGCACGGTTCGTCCTCGACTGTGATGAAGAGAACCGGACGTTCGACCTGATGTGCGGGAACAACGGTGCTGGCGGCATCTTCTGTGATTGGGCGGAAACCGTGAAGCCGAAGTTCTGGTTCAACGACGTGCTCTACATCAGAGAGACGTGGCGCGTCCAGTCTGCGCACCGCTTTGAGGCGGATGCAAAAATCGAGTTCCGGGCAGGTGGCCCACTCGGGAAAATCCAGTTCCCCGGCGGCTGCTCCGACTCGGAATCCAGAGATGCCTTTGACCAGTTCGTTTCCAAGTGGGGCACCGGCTCCAAGTGGAACTCCTCGATTTTCATGCCGAAAGAGGCAGCAAGGACATTCCTGAAAATCGTGGACGTTTCCGTGGAGAGGCTGGGCAACATCGACGGCGGCGGACTGAAAGCTGAAGGCATTGACCGGAAGCAGCCGTACAGAGCGATGCGCATGGATTTTCGGGATCTCTGGAACAGCACCATCTCTGCAGACCAACTCGACGAGTTGGGATGGTATGCGAACCCGTGGGTCTTCGTCTACAAGTTCCAGCAGATTGGCAGAGAGGAGGCGCTGGCATGAGACGAGGGGTTATCGTGAAGACGCTGAGGTGCTGTGCTGAGCTGAACTGCAGGGAATGCCCGCTGGAGAAATTAAGAGAGGGCAGAGGATGCACGACGAAACTGGCAAAGGAGGTGCTGGAGCAGATGCAGGCAGACGACGCAGAGCGTCGGAAGCAGTATGCGCAGACGTTGCCGAAGGCAATCGCCATCGACTTTGACGGTTGCCTTTGTGCAAACGCATACCCGGACATCGGCGCCCCAAACTGGGAGATTATCGGCGCAGCGGCGGCAGAGCAAATCGCCGGTGCGGGCCTCATTCTCTGGACGTGCCGAGAGGGAGAGCTGCTGGAGAACGCGCTCGAAGCCTGCACCAGATGGGGCCTGCATTTCGACGCCGTGAACGACAGCTTGCCGTCGTGGAAGAAGTTTTACGGGAACGACACCCGCAAGGTCGGCGCGACTGAATATTGGGATGACAAAGCATACCGAGTTCAGAACGGGAAGCTGATGAAGGAGGTCGCACATGAAATGGATTGACAGGCTGAAGGCAAAAATCATCCATGCACTCGGCGGCCTGACACGCGCTGAGGCGATGTTTCCTGCGCCCATCGCGCAGGTCCTCCATTACGACATCCAGACGGTCAGGACGGTGAAGATCGTGCCTGCCTTTACCAGAACGCACGAGGCCGAAATGGAGAAGATGCTCCGAGCGGAGATTGCGCACAACATCGCGGAGTATGTGATGGAACACGACGCTGTCGTTTACGAGAGGCAGGAAGGAGAAAACAACGACCTGCAGCTCTCGGCGACCTTCCGGTTCCTTCAGCCGCACGAGGGGGAGTGGAAGATATGAGAAATTGCGCACAAATCGGCATCGACGACGAGATCTTCGTTGACAGCTTTGCGGGCGGCGGTGGCGCATCGACAGGCATGGAGGTTGGCCTCGGCATTACGGTGGCAGCGGCTATCAACCACGACCCTGCGGCGATCCTGATGCACAAGACGAACCACCCATACACGGAGCATTATCAGGCGTCCGTCTGGGACGTTGACCCGCGTGACGTATGCCGCGGGCGTCCTGTGGGCGGCGCATGGTTCTCACCCGACTGCAAGCATTTCAGCAAGGCCAAGGGCGCAGCTCTCGTCGATAAGAAAATCCGCGGCCTTGCGTGGATTACGCTGAGATGGGCCGCTCTGGTGCGGCCGCGAGTGATTTTCCTCGAAAATGTTGAAGAGTTCCAGACATGGGGGCCGGTCAGAAAGGGCAAGCCTGTAAAGAAGCTGGCAGGCACGACGTTCAGGAAGTTCATCGGCCAGCTTCGAGATCTCGGCTACGAGGTCGAGTGGCGCGAGTTGGTGGCGGCCGATTATGGCGCACCGACCAGCCGCAAGCGATTTGTTCTGATTGCCCGTTGCGACGGCCAGCCCATCGTGTGGCCTGAACCGACCCATGCTCCGCGTGACAGTGAAGCCGTGAAGAGCGGACGACTGAAACCGTGGCGCAGTGCAGCGGAGATTATCGACTGGAGCCTGCCTTGCCCGTCCATCTTCGACACCAAGGAGGAAATCAAGGAGCAGTACGATTTGAAAGCGGTGCGGCCTTTGGCGGACAACACCATGCGGCGAATCATCCGTGGCGTGGATAAGTTCACCATCAAGAGTGGCCAACCGTACATCGTCCCGACCGGATATGGCGAACGCAAGGGGCAGGCCCCGCGGGTACACGACATCGAGGAGCCGCTGCCTACGGTGGTCGGGAGCGGCAAGCACAATCTCTGCAAGCCGGTGCTGGCGCCGTTCACAGCGACGAACACCAGCAACAGTGTCGGAGCACCTG